AACCCGGAGGTGGGAGATGCGGCATCCCCCGATGGCGAGCATGTTATGCCCGATGGTAAGACTATCATTGTAACAGACGGAGTGATTACAGAAATCAAAGACCCGGAAGAAGCAAACGGTGACGAGGAGATTGAAGCTTTAAAGGCGCGCATTGAAGAACTTGAAGAGGAAAATGCGGCATTGAAAACCAATGCCCGTACAGTTGAGGACAATAAGATACTGAATGCTGTAAAGATGGCAGGAGGTGAGAATTGGCTAGCAAAACATTGTTCAACCTATAGAGTCTCTTTGCGTACCCAATCCTTCAAGAATACTGTTGAGACACAAGCAAGTGCAGAGGAGACACCTATTCAAAGAAAGTTGAGAGAGGAAAGGGAGAAGAGAACTAAAAAGTAAAGAAAGGAGAATTGAGTATGCCTATTTTAGATTTTTCAAAATTGACGCCAGACAATCAGGCGGTGAAGGATTTGAAAGACTTGATTGAACTGACAGTCTTTCAAAATGAGGATATGGAGCGTTTTATGACGTTCATGCCTAAAGTGACCAATGGCAAGAAAGTTGGCTTCATCGGTGAGATGGAGGATGTAGGTATCGCAGGTGCCGGATGTGACCCTGAATATCAAAAAGTGGCTATCGCTGCCGCCCAGAAAGTATGGGAAATTGGCGACTGGCAAGTTCCGTTGGAAATGTGCTATGAGGATTTGGAGAATACTATTGCAAAGTACTGCTTGAAGACCGGTACCAATATTGCGGACCTTACTTCTACTGAATATATGGATGGGATTGTCCTTCCAAAACTGACGGAAGCAATGATGAAAATGTTATGGCGCTTCACTTGGTTTGGAGACAAGGATGCCGCTAATATTGACGGTTCCGGTCAAATTACGGATGGATTGAATGTAGAATTGTTCAAGACATGTGACGGTTTCTTTAAACGCCTGTTTGCCATATGTGCAGAGAATTCCGGTCAGCATACCGTTATATCAGCCAACTCTGAAGCATCTTATGCTTTGCAGAAGTCCAAGATGAAAGAATTGGGGGCTGCTACATCTGTGTTTGACACGATGCTTGAAGATGCGGATAGCCGTATTTTCCAGAAGTCCGGACATGCAATTTTTGCTACAAAATCATTATGTGATTCTTTGTCACGTGATGTGAGGGAGAAATATAAGGTTATTATGCCTTGGACGGTCATTTTTGACGGCCTTGAAGTAGGAGAGTATGACGGCGTTACGGTCGTAAAATGTTCTATTTGGGATAGATTTATTCAAGCGTATCAGAACGATAAAACGAAACTGAACCTTCCTCACCGTGCGGTTCTATGTTCTCCGGACAATTTAATGTACGGTTGTGAAGGCGATAACCCGATATCTGACCTTGATATCTGGTTTGAAAGAAAACCCCGTAAGAATTATATCTATTCTACTGGTAAACTCGGTTCTATGATTGGCGAGGACAACTTGGTGCAAGTAGCATATTGACAAAAGGAGGTATTCTATGGGAGTATGTGATGATATTTTAAAGAAAGATATTGTTCCGTCGTGTGATGATCCAGTAGTACAAGGATTGGAGCAGGAAGGGGTAATAATGAATCGTGCGGATGTGGACTTTGCAGCCACAGTATTCAATTCTACAAAAAAGAATGTGATTGAAACGCTGGCTATGAAAACCGGGAAGAAGGCTTATAAGGTTGTTGTTCCTGGTAAAAATCCATTTACGGGTACAAAGACCTCATTAGTGGCTGGCACATATCGTAGTTCGTTTACCAATACTGTCGCGATTGTGATATTGGCAAACGACCCGGATGTATGCGCTGATGTTATTGACGGATTGGCTAACGGTACCTATGTTGTGGTGTTGGAGAATAAATATAAGGGTTTACAGAAAGAAGGAAACCCTGGTGATGCCGCTTTTCAGGTGTATGGTTACTACCAAGGGCTTACAGCTACAGCTATCGACAACGATAAGTATAGCGAGGATACTGAAGGTGGATGGGCTGTTACCTTGGAAGAGCAGAAAACGCCTAAATCTGCATTATTCTTGTTCAAGACGAGTTATGAAGCAACTAAGACTGCTGTCAACACTTTGACGGCTGAACCGGCAGCATAGGAGGGAATATGCTTGTCTTGGAGATGGTTGATAAGTTGAAGAGATTGGGGATAAGGTCTCCCTTTCTTCTTCTGATAAATCAGACATTGAACTGATGTTTCATGAAGTTCTTGGTAGGACATTTACCAAGACCTCATGTGGTGATTGCTATCGTGACGCTGTGATTGAAATGTATTCGTACTTAAAAAGATATGGAAAAATGAAAGAAAAATCAAGTTATGCATTGAAAAATGGTGTATTGCTCCAAGTAGGCTTTGGAAGTAGTGAAATGTACACCAACAACAATCTTACTGACGAAGCGGCAGAAAGGTATCTTGCGGAAAATCCTAAAGGGATAGTCTTTTTTGCTTCAACGCCTTCCGATTGGGAGAAAAGGGTTGAAAGACGGATGAGTCCTGCTTTACCATTGGATGAAACTTTGGTTTCAGAATTGGTGAAAGCCTTTGAAGTGGAAGGTGCTACTTCTGAGTTTGTGAGAGATGCGTTCAAGACTTATAAACTGAACGGGAAGAAAGTTACAGCTAAAGTATTGGATGCTCATATTAAAGAGGCTCAATCTGTAGTTGACTCTAAGCAGACTATAGAAGCCGTAGAAACGGTGAAATAAAGAATAACCTCACGGAACGATGAATGTAAATGAATTAAAGAAGAAGAGTAATAGGCGTGTTGACACGGGCTATTTACGTAATCTTGGCATCCAAAGCTACGGTGATGATAATTTATATCCCCAACATCTAAGAAATATCATCGCTGCGAGTTCAACGGGTAGCGAATGTGCAGAACGTTATGCCAATTTCATAGAGGGAAATGGGTTTCGTGAGGTTGCTTTTTCTGAATATGTGGTTAACCGCCGTGGAGATACGGCAGATGACATCCATGCTTTCGTCTGCAAGGATGTTGCTGATTACGATGGGATGGCGATACATGTTAATTATAATATGTTCGCAGATATAGTGGAAGTACAGCACATCCCCTTTGAAAATTGCCGTTTGTTGGAGGAGGATGAATCCGGATATATCGCAAAAATCGCAGTTCATCCGGATTGGACAGGAAAGAAAACCCGTCAGGGAAAAGCCATAAAGGTAATACCAGAAAATGTGGAGTTTATAGATGTATTTAATCCACGTAAGGAGGTGGTCTATGCGCAAATTCGGGCTGCCGGAGGGATTGAAAACTATAAGGGGCAGATACTATGGATTAGCAACACAGGGAAATTCGTGTATCCTATCGGAAGAGCTGACCGTGTGATTACGGAAATGAGTACGGATGAGGGATTAGCCAATGTGAAGTATCGTAATGTGCGTTGTAACTTCATGCCTTCCGGGATGATAATTACAAAGAAAGGTGCTTCTTCGGTACGTTTTGATGAAAACGGAAATCCTATAAAAGAGGATAGGACTAATGAAGATACTGGTTTTTCTGATACTATCGTGCAATTACAAGGAGACACCAATGCGACAAAGGTCTTAGAGGTAACCTTGGAATCTGATGAAGAAAAACCGGAGTTTGTGGATATTAGTCCTAAAAATTATGATAAGGAGTTTACCGTTACTGATGCCAGTGTGGTTGAACGTATTTATTCGGCTTTCGGGCAGGAGCCTTGGTATTGTATCCGGATTGGTAAGGTTGGTTTTTCTGGGGATATATTGGAAGATGCTTTTGAATACTATAACTCTATTGTGTCAAAGCAACAACGCATGATTGAACGGGCTTTTCAGAAAATTTTTGCGCATTGGTATGAACCTCTCAATCCTTCCAATGACTTTAGTGTACAACCTCTTAAATATATAAGAAATGCTGCGATGTCTAATAACAACAGATGAGGTCTATAAGTTGGCTCGTACGATGTCAATACACATCGATACGGAAAAGATAGAGGCATATATTCGGGAGTCGGAGAACATTGATTTGAAGTCAGCTTTGGGTGATGCTTTATTCTTAGATGTGAAAGAACATCCGGAAAATTATAGTGAGTTGCTTAATGGTAGTTCTTATACCATAGAATGTGGAGGCAAACGTTCCTTTGTAGGGCTGAAAACGACATTGGCATATTATACCTATGCTCGTATCGTGAAAAATGGAGATGGAAATGTCACCCGTTTTGGATTTGTCAATAAAGATAACGAATATTCATCGCGTTCTGATTTTAAGGAGAAACTTATGGCTTATAATGATGCTTTCTCTGTTGCTGATAGGTATATGAAAGAATGTGTTCGGTATTTGAATGATAATAAAAAAGACTTTCCGCTGTATAGGGGAAGTGGAGGGATTAATGCTAATCGTGTAACTTTTAGAGTACTTGGTGAATAATGCCTGATACACTTGACATATTAAGGAAACTTGCTCTACAGATAAGGAACGCCTCTTCTGAGGGAGAGAATACCGCAGAGAGGGTTGGACGGACATTTATTGGCATTCTTGAACTCATTCAACAAGGAATGAGCATCGAAGAATTATCAAAGGTGTTCCTTCGAAAAGACCAGGCTGACGGCACAAATTTTCTGTTGAAGTTCGGCGAGTTTATCGACTCTATGGTCGCGGGCAAGGGTGCCGGAATATTCCCTGACGGCCGTATGCAGCTGTCCCGCCTCGAGGTCCGCGACAGCCTTACCGTCCTTGAGCTTATCTTCAACCGTCTCTCCGCCATGGAGAGCGACTATTCCTTCTCCGAGTCCGGTACCATCGAAAGTGTATCGCAGCTTGAAGACGGCACATACAGCCTGAAGATGAAGAAACGGTGGGATAACGACTTTACTGCACTGGCAGAAAACGATGTTGTATATGGTGTTGTCAATGACCTTGCATCAGGTGGCGGCAAGTATTATACCTCCTGGCTACGTGTCTTGCATGTTGACATCTCAGCCAATACGATCAACGCTGTGATGTACCCTGATAGCGAGGTGCCGGGTGGCAAGAATTATCCTCCTGAGCCGTTGATGATATTATCACACCGTGGCAACCCGGTTGATACTGAACGGCAGGGTTATTGGTATCTGTCATCCCGTGAGCATTGTATCTGCATGCTTAACGGGGTCACAAAACCCGTCCTTGAGGAAAGCAACTATTCGGTGATCGTCGGCAGGCTGAAGCATCTGTCTCTGTTCGACAACCTGCCCATCAACTACCTGCACTCTTATATCTACGTCCGGGGATTGGTAGCGCAGGACATCCACCGCATCGACTTCCAAGGCGTATTGCCCCGCATCGCCAACGACCGCGGAGAGTGGAACATGGAGACCGCCACCGGAGCAGAACCCTACCAAGCCGACCGCGAGGCACAGACCGAGACCGTACGTGTGATGATGTACGATACCGTGTGGCACTACGGATGCAAGTGGATGTGTCTTGTTTCCGGCACTACCGACGAACCGAAGTACGGAGCAGCGGGCTGGGCAATGGTCGAGGGCAATCCGGATTTCAGCATCGATATAGAAAGCTCCAATGGCTGGTACTTCGATGCGGAGCGTTTTGCGACCACCCTCACCATTACCGGTGAGCTGTACAACCGTGACGTTACGGCGCATATCCTTGACAGTGATGTGGAGTGGACGCGCGATACGGGCAACGTCACCGAGGACAACGCCTGGGCGGTCGCACACGCGGAAACCGGCAAGTCACTGCCGCTGACGGTCAACGACCTCGGCCCCGACTATATGAACATGACCGGGTGCAAGTTCATCGCACGGGTATTGCTGCGTGACGGGCAGAACAATTATGAGACAATGAATTATATAACTTTCTAATTATGCAGACTATACAGAAGAAGATAGAGGTCAACTACCGCCCTCTCCAGACCAGCGGCGGGATAGAGGTTGTCGGCAGCGTGCCGGACGTGCAGGTGTACCAGGCTGACAAGGCCGAGTACACTCCGGACTACACGCTTACCCCCCCCACGCCCATCACCCCCGCGCTCCTCCTCCCCCACGCAGCC